TGAAGTTACTGGTAATGCTGCCCGTGATTTGATTGAAGATCTTATGAATCATGCTACTAATGAAGAATGGAATCTTTGGTATCGTCGTATTCTAATTAAAGATCTACGTTGTGGCGTTAGCGAAAAAACTATTAATAAAGTAGTTGAAAAAAATTGGCCACAATATTCTATCCCTGTATTTGGATGTCAACTTGCGCATGATAGTCTAAATCATGAATCTAAAGTTTCTGGAAAAAAACTTATCGAAGTCAAGCTCGATGGAGTAAGAGTTCTTACTATTGTTTATCCGAACGGTAATGTGATCCAATACAGTCGTAATGGAAAAGAACTTGTAAATTTTGAAAGTATCAAACAACAGTTTTCAAAAGTTGCTCATCTACTCGAATCACCCCAAGTTTTTGATGGTGAAGTGATGAGCAGTAGTTTTCAAGACTTGATGAAACAAGTTTACAGAAAAAGTGATGTAAAAACAAATGATGCGGTTCTATATTTGTTTGATATGATTCCACTAGAAAATTTCCAAAAGGGATTTTGGAAGGTCGATCAAGAAAGTCGTAGTAAAATTCTTCATAAATGGTTTACTGATAACGAAAAATCATTGGATCTTGGGAATATTAAAATTCTTCAATACGAAACTATTGATCTTGATACAGAAGATGGAAAGAAATCTTTCAAAAAGATTAATCAATCTGCGATTGATGGTGGTTATGAAGGAATTATGATTAAAGATTCTCATTCGTCATATGAATGTAAACGCTCACATGCTTGGTTGAAACTTAAACCTTTTATCGATGTCTCACTGGAGGTGATAAATGTTGAAGAGGGCACTGGTAGAAATCAAGGAAGACTTGGAGCATTGGTTTGCTCCGGATCAGATGACGGAAAGTTTATCACGGTCAATGTTGGTAGTGGTTTTAGCGACTCTGATAGAGATAATTTTTGGGTTAATCGTAGTAATATCATTGGTCAAATTGTTGAAATTCGGGCTGATGCTATTACTCTAAATCAAGATGGTACTTATAGTTTGCGTTTCCCTAGATTTCTTAGGTTTAGGGGTTTCGAAGCTGGGGAAAAAATTTAAATAAGGAAAAAAATAATAAATGGCAAAGAGTGATTTTATAACAATAGACGGGGTAGTAGAACAAATACTACCCAACGCTATGTTTAGGGTAAAACTAGAAACTGGTCCTACTATTCTAGGACATATTAGTGGAAAAATTCGTCAAAACAAGATTCAAATTTTAGAAGGTGATCGTGTTGTTATGGAACTTAGTCCTTATGATACATCAAAAGGGCGGATAGTATATCGAGACAAATAAAAAACGCCCCTAGGGGCGTTTTTTCATATGTAGTTTTTCCATGATGGATGAAGCACATCCAATCCCAGAGACTTCCTTTTATTTACCAGTTACCAGTAATCTGGTTTCCACGGTTTTGTCATGGGAATGATACTTTTATTGTTTCCCTTTTTGGAATTACATGAATTACATGCTGTAGTACAGTTTGTCCAGATACTTTTGCCGCCATGACTTTGTGGTAGAACATGGTCAAGCGTAGCAGTTTTTCTGTTTACTTCTACACCACAATATTGACAACGAAATTCATCTCTCAAAAAAACATTCTGCTTACTAAAGTGAATAATTTTTTTGGTTCGTTGATATTCATTCAGCATCATTACAGCGGGAACAGGAGTACTCCAACGAGCGGATCTTACAACCCAGTCGTCGTACCAATCAAGCACGGTTGCTTTTTCGCTAACTAAATATCTAATTGCTTCTTCCCAACCTATTACACTCAATGGCAACATAGAGATTGGGGCAGCATCTGTATTAAGAATTAAAGTTGACATTTTAAAATCTACATATTATTTATGATTCTTGATGATTAGCAGTGTAACATATTTTTATTAAAAAAGCAACTAAATACTATAACATTTGATGAAATTAGGGAACAAATATGACCATTCAATACGTTAATACTGGAAGTGGTGCTAATTCTGGTGATGGCGATAGCTTAAGAACAGCTTTCTATAAAATAAACAATAATTTTGCTGAATTATCTGCTATTTCGGGCACAGATACCAGTGTTATCATAATTAATTCCTTTCCACCTAATACAAGTACTGAAGGTACGATATGGTTTGATACAGTAAGTGGAAGAAACTTTATTTACTATGATGGATTCTGGGTTGATGCCGCCCCTCCAGCAGTAGAGCCAATTAATTTAACTACAGTAACTTCACATATATTACCAGGAGCAAATTTAACATATGATTTGGGAAGTACAAGCAGTCAATGGCGTAGTTTGTATGTAGGTTCTAGTACAATATATTTGGGTGGAACGCCACTATCTATATCTAATGGTAGATTGACAGTTAATGGAGTTGATTCTGCTACAACATCTTCATTGAAAAATAATGGTTCAAGTTTGTCTATAGATTCAACTGGGACTACATTATTTTTACCATCTGCTAATGGTGTAATACGCAGTTTTAATAATATCTCTGGTGATGGATATGGAACTTCGATTATAGAAATAATTCCTGATTTTCAATTAGCAAGAGAAAGTGACAATCATCAATATTTGGTTATAGATCCAAGTGGTGGGGAAAATCACATTCATATTAGAACCGGAGGCCCCAGAGACCAATCAAATGCTGCTTTATGGTTAGGTGGTAGGTTAAACCATGTTATAATTTCGGATCCAGATAATAAAGTAAAAATTGGAGCAAATAATGGAGAAGATGAAATGGTTGAATGGGAATTTACTGGTGACGGTAAATTATCATTGCCTACAGTTGTTCCTGGTATTGCTATAGATTTTTTAAAAGATAGTCCTGACGATCATGTAATAAGAACAGAATCTGATTGGAGATTAGTCCTTCAAGCAAGAGCCACGTATCCAAATGACGGACATCTTGAATTAGAGGCTGGTCAAAATACAAAAATTTTAATACATGGTGATGGTAGTAATATAGATTTTATAGCAAGTGATGGTTCAACTACCGAAACATGGACTATGAACTTATCAGGAGAATTGGTATTTCCTGATGGATCAGTGCAGACATCGGCCGCAACTTACGCATCTACCTACACAGGATGGTTCCAACCTGCTGAAACAGTAGTTCAACTAGATACACTACTTGCTAGAATTGCCAGCACCGGCACTATGCAGATCAGTTCAACTATTGTAGAAACTGAAGGTCAGGGCGCGGCCTTTGCTTGGAACGGTGTTAGAAATCAAGGTGCTACGATGTCGGCATTTGGACAAGGTGGAACAAACTGGGTGATGCCCGGAAGTTGGCTAGATATCAGTGCTACCCCGTTAAACAACAATTTTGAAGTTGCTACCGTTAGTGTGTTCAAATTAGGTGGAACAGGTAGTTTATATCGTATAACTTATGTTGGTGCTACAAATGATCAATGGTCGGTGGTAATTGAACGTGTGGCTATTGGGTAAATACGACTTTATGAACTTATTAATATTTGCTAATAATTCTGAGTTAGGTGATATATTTGTAAACCTCAATTCGGCAACTTATGCCTAGGTTGGATACTGGAGTTCAAAAGAAAATATTCTTTATTGTGGATATGTTAAGATTTAATATGTTTAATACCATAAATATATAAAAAAGGATTTTAAAATGGCTTTAGATTTCCCATCAAACCCTAGTACTGGAACAGTATATTATGGTACTAATGACGTAACCTATACTTTTGATGGAGTTAAATGGCTAGGTCAAGCACAAAAAGGTTCACAAGGATTTCAAGGTGTTCAAGGAAGTCAAGGATTTCAAGGTGTTCAAGGAAGTCAAGGGTTCCAAGGTGTTCAAGGAAGTCAAGGGTTCCAAGGTGTTCAAGGAAGTCAAGGATTTCAAGGAATCCAGGGAAGCCAAGGATTTCAAGGATTCCAAGGAGTTCAGGGCAGTCAAGGTTATCAAGGATTCCAAGGAGTTCAAGGATCACAAGGTTTCCAAGGAGAATCTGGGTTAGATATAGTAATTCAAAGTGGTACAGGAACACAAGTAACACAGTCATATAATACATGGACAGTTTGGACAACAGCAGATTTACAAACAGTTACTGATTATGGAAATGTAACAAATAATACTATATCAATTAATAATAATACTGAATCAACTTCTACGTCATCAGGAGCGTTAATTGTAAATGGTGGTGTAGGAATAGGTGGAAATTTATCATTAGGAAAAACACTTACTATTAATCAAGTTCAAGAATCAGTTGTTACTATCACTAGCGCAACAGGTATAGTTAATCACGATGCTAGCTTGTCTAGAGTTTTTAATCATATCAATATTCTTGGAACATTTACGGTTAATGTAACTAATTTATCTTTGAATACTGGATACTCAACGATACTAGTTTTATTATTAAATCAAACAAGCTCTGCCTATATTCCAACAGAATTTAGAATTAATGGTAATCCTCAGAATATAAATTGGCAAGCGGGT